AGACTTACACAGAGTCTATTCAGACAGATGCCCCTTATCAAAAATAGGCAGGGTACAGCACAGCTAGACCTTATGGGATTCCTTACAGGAAAACCGGGCTCGTTCCAGATAGGAAGTGAAGATAGGATCAAGGAACTTATGCAGTTCACCGGTGCCTACCAGAATCTTATATATGATTCACGACAGGTAACTGCCAGCATACAGCGTCAACTACAGAGATCGGGACATGTTGGTGCCACAGTTATCCCCGATACTTTAGCTGGCAGTACGAGGGCTAGAGCTATAGCTGATGCTCTGCAGGAAGGAATACATAAATACTATCCGGTTCCAAAAATAGGAGAGTATGTAGAACAGGCACCAAGATTGCTTGTTGGTGAGAAAACACTTAAGAGATTGCTTGGAAAAGCAGAGTACAACAGGCTGATGAGGCTTTCCCGTGCTGACTGGGAAGAAGAACTCTTTAGAAACTATAACAAGACAGGAACTGGCCTTATAGATACCCCCGAAGCTAGACAGGCATCTATAAATGCATTGGAATCTACCATTAACTTCTTCCGTGGTGGAGATGCTATTAGAAGATGGAATAACTACTTTATGTTTCTTAACGCTGCCTTCGAGGGAGCAAAACTACCATTCAGGATGATGGGAGTAGATGTACACCCATACATAAAAGTTATTGAAGACGCGACTGTTGACGGGCCCAAGTTTGAATTTGGGAAATGGAGTGAAAAGTCCCAAGGAATGACAGGAAAGTATGACCAGGTATTAGGGGACATAGATATAAATATTGGGAAGTTTAGATTTAATAAGAGGGTAGATCAGAGACTTGCAGCTGCTACTACAGTAGGTACAGCAATGACGGCATATACAGGGCTTCAGCTTGGCTGGAACTTTCAATATGACGAATACTGGGATATACCTACATCCATAAGACATAACGCTCTTATATTTATGCTTCCTCCAGAAAAAGATGAATTCGGAAATACTATATTAGGTTTAAACGGACGACCACAGCCTAATTATATTGTTATTCCACACAGGCTTAGAGAGCTTTCGCTGTTCTTTGGTACTACTACACACTTACTTGAAACAGCATTTACAGAAAACCCTACTGAATGGACACTGTTTGCAAAGAATATCTGGAAGAGTTCATCTCCTATTAATGACCTACCTTTACCACAGGTTGCTTCGATTGCAGGTGAGCAGATAAGCGGATTTGATTTCTATAGAATGGACCATATAGTTCCTGATGAGCTTAGAGATGGAGAGCCCGGAGAAAACTACGATACGTATACATCAGAAACAGCAAGGGTAATAGCTAACTTTAACGCTAATTACCAGTGGATGCCTGAAGTAACCCAGTCTCCAATGAGACTTGAGCATACCTATGAGAACCTTACCGGTGGTATAGGAACAAGGGTTAACGATGGTACAAGTTACGCAATACTTCTTCTTGAAGATCTTCGTAAGAACGCAGATCGCCCTATGAGGGATCACGTTAAAGAATACAGGAAGATGGATACGGTTCAGCGTAATGAATTCGAAACAAGCCTTACCGGAGAAGAATGGGAAGAGTTCCAGAAAGAACTACGAAAACCATATACAGACCTAGAAGGCAATATGCTGGAGAAAGCAGTTGCTACTGCGTGGGATGCAACAGGAGTAGAGCAGAGGTTTGGTCCTGACAGAGGTGGAGGTATCTACGAGATGCAGAAGCGTTCTGCAGAGGATCAAACAGGACTTTCAGCTGAACAGACTGGACTTCTGAGAACCCACCTAGATAAATTAGAAAGAGATGTACTTAACAGGCAACAGGCTGACGATAAAGCTCTGGATAGTTACATGAGTGGTGGTGAGGGTATTAGCCCGACAGAGTGGAAAGAGAATAGAAAGCTGAGATGGACTGAACTTGAAGGAGCCAAGGCTCTTGGTGATCTGGTATTTCCACAGTCTGTACAGGGTAAAGACCCGGAGATTAAGCAGGAATGGTATGACGCTCTGTATACAGCTGGTGGTAGAACACCGGATTCAAGAAGCCAGACCCAGCTTTTAGTAGCAGGTTATTACAACATACCCAGTCCTGATACTGATCCTTCTGTAACGTGGCCTGAATATTTTGATAACAGAAGAGATTACCTAAATAACATACAGGCACGGGCTCAAGCAGAGGGTGATTTAACTCCCTATATGGAAGTTAACAGGTACCTAGATAAAAACGAAACTCCGCAGGAAAGGTCATACAATGATGCAATGATGTCCCTAAGGCCGTACTGGGATGTGGGTAAGGACCCAACTACCCTTATATCAGATTTAACTCCAGAGTTAATACAGGCATGGACCCGGTACCTGGCTTCTAACAGCGACGAAAGAAGAAGACTGTTACAGGAATATCCACAGTTACAGGCAATACTTAATGCTAGAACTAGGGCCAGAGGAGTTATTGTATGGCAGAACTATCAGGAAAATGGATGGGGGATTATGGATTCAACCCTTGCCTCTTGGGATCCTAACTATTCACCTATGACACCTGATGGTAAAACGATGCACGATAAGATATGGGGTTCGAGGCTTCCCTTATCTCCAACAGCAAGGTAAATTGACAGTGATGTATACTAAGGTTATTTTAAGGTCGAGGTAACAATGGTTAATCAGGCAGAACAACCTATTGAAAACACACCGGTATCTAACGATAGCGGTAATACAACTACGGATATCACTTCTGAATTTGAAGGAGTAAATACCTTTGATGATGTAGATACAGCTCCTACAGATTTAAATACTGTAACTACAGATACTACTGATATTACAGATACTACAGAAACTACAGAAGATACCAGTAATACAGATACCCCTCCCCCTGCACCAGTTGCAGAAGAACCAGAACTACAGATACCAGATCCTGATACTTCCAACATGGATAACATGCAGCAGAAGATTCGTGAAAATGAAGCCAAGCTAAATGAGTATCAACAGGTTCAGTATCAACAGCAGATGCAACAACAGGTAGATACCTATCGGCAACAGCTGGAAAAGCAGGGATACCTGCCAGATCAAGCAGAACAGATATCGTCTGCATGGCAGGAACAACAGGGTGAAATTGTTAGAGTTAGGCAAGAGCAGGAACAGTATATCCAGTTCGTTAGGGGACAGGGAGCTGCTGCTGAACACTTTGCCAAGCAATACAATCTTGGCCTTGAAGACCTTGATCAATTAAGAAAATACGATAATCCTCAAAGCATGGAAGAAGCTGCGAAAGATATCAAGTCCCGTAGGGAAGATAAAGCAGAAATTGCGAGGCTGAAGGCAGCGCAAGTTCCTTCGCAGAACTTTGATAATTCTCAGAGTTCCCCGGCTGCTTCTAACAATGAGGATAGGTGGCTAGATCGGTACAACCAAGGTGATCGGTCTGAACAGGCACAAGCAGCTGCACGAAGGGCAGCTGGTCTAGGATAAACATAATCTCCTTAGGAGGATGTTGTGGCACAGACAGCAACAACGGGCAATCTTGAAAATGCCCAACGAATAATTATTAGTTCCGCTCGATATACAGAGGAGCATAACGCTCCGGCTCTGGCCCTGATTGAGAAGTTCACTCTTCCAAAGGGTGCCAAGCAGGTAACTGTTCCCAAGGTAGCTCAGATGACAATGAGTGACCTGGTGGACGGTCAGGACATTATAGACGAAGAAGAAATCGGAATGACCACGGTAGACCTTACAGCTAGTGAGGTTGGAGCCAAGGTTATCCTGACTGACAAACTCGTCAGACAGTCTGCACCAAATGTGTTTACCATAATCGGACGACAGCTCGGAGATGGTATGGCACGAAAGAAAGATACAGATGTTATAGCTCTGTATCCAAACCTTAACTCAGGAGCATCTTCTTCAATTATCAGTGCTGACAATGAAGACTGGACAACAGTGATAGTTCATAATGCTATTGCGTATGCCAAGGAGTTTAAGTTTGGTACCCAGTTGTATATACTTCACCATCCAAACGCAGTTGCTGCCCTTTCAAAGGCAGCTGCTACTACAGCAGATACTGCAGCAGGAGCCCTTCATGCATGGAGCGTAGACTTATTGCAGAATTTCTACAGCAACCTACGTCCCATAAATGGTGTAGCTATATTTGAAGATGGAAACATTGAAAAGATTAGTGGTACAGATTCAGCTTATGGTGTTATTGCAGATAAGAGTGCAATGGCTTCTCTTAGCAGTGTTGATACCAGAACTGAGCGACAGAGAGATGCTTCTCTCCGGGCTACTGAAATTGTAATGACTAGTGATTACGGTGTATTTGAACTTGATGATACCCGTGGT